AAACTTCCCAATGAGATTACCCCCGAGTTCATGATCTATGTGTGTGTAATAATCGGCACATACATTGGCGGAGTGGCGTTGGAATCGAAATTCAAACCAGCTCAATAACTGGGCATTGGTCCGGATAGGAGACGGCGAGCTGGGATCGCTAGCTCCTATCCGGGCTTGGCCAATTGGAGGGATAATTGATGCCGGATTGGATAATCCTGATCGTATCGGCGTTTGGGGGATTGGGAGGAATAGCGGCTGTTGCGACATGGCTGCTGAACTGGCGAAAGGCGAAGCCAGAGATTGCCAGAATGTACGAGGAGATGGCGACGAAACAGGCAGAACAGATCGAGGAGCTGAGAACAAGAGTTAATCGACAGGACCGGAAGATCCAGCGACAGGGGACGGTGATCAACAAGCTGCGAGAATGCCTGCGAGAATGGGAGGAAGGGATAAGGATGCTGGTAGAACAAATCATGGCCAAAGGAATGACGCCAGTATGGACGCCAAGGGCGGTAAATGACGAAATGGCGGATTATGGATTGGAGGAAGAAGAGAAGAAATGAGCCAGCATATCCTACCAACGCCGGATTACTGCGTAACGACGCAGACATTCGAGGAGCACGAGGCGACGGCCAGGCGAAAAGGCTGGTGCACCGGGCCGGGGAACTGCCCTTCGGGGATCTATTATTACGGCGGGCTGGATAAAGCGCCGACCTGGGCGGACATCAACCGGGACATACCAGTTTGCGCTTCGGCGGAATTCAAGAGCATCGAATATGCAGATTTGGACCGGAAGGGGAAAGGACCGGGCGGCGGTTACGGGATCTACGTTAAGGGAATTACGCCGGATGGGGAAGAGGTGATCACGGCGCACCTGGCGGCGACGCCGATGGTAAAGGCGGGAGACAAGAACATTCCAGCAGGGACGCAACTGGGATGGATGGGATCCACAGGGAATTCGAGCAGCAAGCATACCCATTGGGAGATCAGGGTAAATGGGATCCCGGTGGATCCGGAAAAGAAGCTGGTAACAGTGATCATAGAACCTCCGGTGGAACCGGAAATAGTTGTGACGAGCGATTTTCCGGGAGCAGCGGTAATCGAGATCGAGGACTGGGAATTCGAGCTAGCTTCGGATTATCTGAACCTGCGGAACGGACCGGGAACGGCAATGAGAGGCTACCAGGTGGTGGGGAAAATCGAGGGGCAGGGAATGGAAGTTAAGGGAAAGCGGCTGGTGATCTGGGAGGGATGGATAGAGATTGGGGATGGAAAATACTGCGCGTGGGTACACCAGGGAGAGGTGTACCTGGTGAGGAAATAGAGACGCAAAATATTGAGACGCAAGATATTGCGTCTCTACGATAGATGATTGGCGAATGATGAAAGGTAAATGCTGGTTCAGAAATGATTTCGGATGGTTGAATATTTTCTTATTATTCTTGGCATTGGTTTGTTGTTCCTGGGAAAGGTCGAGGGAATGGATATACAGAAAGGTCGAATGGACACGCTAGTATGCCTGGTGGTTTTATTGATATTTACCGTTAGCCTTTTGTTGGCGGAATTGATCAATTGTATCTATCGCATCTTGAATTCAATACGCAGAATTTTTACATGGATATGGTCGAAAATGCAGGGTAAACCGGAGATTACCATCGATGACGATCGTTAGATGGGACGAGCTGCAATTGAGATTCGATCTGCCGGATTTGGACGAGGCTGCGGATGACGCTTTGGAGCGGGCGATATCTCCGGAGGAGGCGCGGCTGATCAGCGAGGCGGCGAGGAGGGCATTAGAAGAGACCCTCACCCCGGCCCTCTCCCTGGAAGGGAGAGGGAAGAAACTGGAATGGCTGGCGGACTATCTTTTTTTGCGAGACCAGAACTGGCCATGGCGGGTGGCCTGTTACATTGCTTGGGCGAGCTCGCCGAGGCTCAGCCGATGGCCGAAGACGTTGGGAGAACTGGCGACTTCGATATTGGGTTTGAGGAGCCCGCGAGTGATCTACAAGTGGAGGATGAAGTATGCCAGCATCGAGACGGTGGTTTCGATGATGCAAGCCAGGCCGCTATGGGAGCACCGGGCGGACGTTTATAAAGCGCTGGTGGAGATGGCGACGGATCCGAACTACAAGGCGCATAACGACAGGAAATTGTTCTTGGAGATGATCGGGGATTACGTGCCCAGGTCGATGCTGGGAGTGGGGAAGGCGGGGAAGGGCGGAGATCTGGCGGAGATGAGCGAGGAGGAGCTGAAGCGATGGGCGGGGGAAATGGTTTCGCAAGTCTCCATATCACTTGGAGATGCAAATGAAAATGTAAATGGAGACGCAAGTGGAGACGCAAAATCTTGCGTCTTTACCGAAGTCTCTACCGAAGAGGAGGGCGAGGGTGCTGGCGACGAGTAGCAGGGTGATGGTGCAGCAGGAGGAGGCGCGGGCGGAACTGGCCAGGCGAGAACTGGCGCGGCGCCACCTGGTGGATTTTTCGTGCTACGTGGCACCATATTATCGACCGGCCAGGCACCACCGGCTGGTGGGAGAATACCTGGAGCAGGTGGAGACGTACGTACGATCCAGGGGCGCGACGGGGATCGGGAGGTTACTGATTTTGGAACCGCCGAGACACGGGAAAAGCGAACAGATGAGCAGGCATTTTCCGCCCTGGGTGCTGGGAAGACTGCCGGATACGCACATCATTTTGACGAGCTACATCTACGACCTGGCGGCGAAGTTCAGCCGGGCGGCAAGGGATGTGGTGCTGTCGACGCCGTTCCGGGCGGTTTTTGGAGAATTGGCGAGCACCGATTCGCCGGTGGAGATGAGCGAGGACAGTCGAAGCGTGAAAGCCTGGGAACTGGCGGCGCCGCACCGAGGAGGGATGATTGCGACGGGCGTGGGAGGCGGCATCACCGGATCAGGAGCGAATTTATTCTTAATCGACGATCCTTTCAAAAACCGGGAGGAGGCGGAGAGCGAGAGCCACCGGGAATCAGTGTGGGAATGGTGGACGAGCACGGCTTACACCCGGCTGGAGGATGGGGCGGCGGTGGTGGCAAGCTTGACCAGGTGGCACGGAGACGACTGGGCGGGGAGGCTGCTCAAGGCAATGGCGATAGACCCCAAGGCAGATAGGTGGGTGGTTTTGTGTTTACCGGCGCTGGCAGAAAATTGGAACGCGAATGGCGCGAATAAAACGAATGACACGAATGAAGGGGAAAATAAAGAAATAAAAGTAAAGGAATTCGATGAGATTCAAAAGGAGAAAATGCTGGAAGGGATTTGGGTAGAAAAAGAGGATGCGCTGGGGAGGAAGACGGGAGAGGCGCTGTGGCCGGAGAAGTACAGCGAGGAAGATCTGGAGAGGATCAGGATCAATATCGGGGATTACGATTTCGAGGCATTATACCAACAAAGGCCTTACAGCCGGACGGGGAATCTCTTCCGGAGGGAATGGTTTGCGATCGTGGAAGCGCCGCCGAAGATCGAGGAGATCGTGGCCAGGATGTGGTTCTGGGATAAGGCGGGCAGCCAGGAGATAAGGTCGTCGACGAACTATGCATGCGGGGGAGTGATGAGCCTGACCAAGGACGAGCTGGTGTACGTGGAGAACGTGACCAGGAGGCAGTGCACGCCGGGGGAAAGGGACAAGATGATGGTGGAGGCGATGAAGGCGGATTTGGCTACGGGAAGGCCGATCCGTTGCATCTGGCACCAGCAGGACCCGGGCAGCGCAGGTTTGGATAGCGCGCAAGCGACGAACCGGCTGCTGATCAAGGCCGGTTTTGGGAGGATCAGATTCGAAACGGTCACGGGAACAAAGGAGGTGCGGGCAGACCCATGGAGCAGCGCTTTGCAAGGCGGGCAGGCAAGGCTGGTGAGAGGTGCGTGGAACCAGCCATTCATCGAGGAACACATTGGTTTTCCAAAGGCGATGTTCGACGACCAGGTAGACTTTGCGAGCTGGGGATACAGCAAACTGGTCGGGCGGAGGGGAAGGAAAGAGGCGAGGAGCTACCAGGGGTAAACCCTCACCCCAACCCTCTCCCTAAAAGGGAGAGGGTGAGGAGAATGTAGATGGCGAGTGATCTGGAACTGGCATTCAAGGCGCTGAGCGGGAAGGCTGCTTTATATAAGCGGTACTTCGACTATTACGACGGCAACCAGCCGGTGACGTATAGCACCAACCGGTTAGCGGAGATTTTCCAGGTAATTGATGCGGTGTTCACGGAGAACTGGTGCGCGGTGGTGATCGACAGCGTGCGAGACCGGATCAACCTGACGGGGATCGAAGTTCCGGACAGCGCCAAGGATACCTGGGAGCTGCTATGGGATGAATCGCAGATCAAACTGGAGAGCGACGAGGCGCACGAGGCGGCGCTGGTGGCGGGAGAGGCATATATGATCGCCTGGCCGGACGAGGCAAGCATAGCGCAGGCTTATTACAACGATCCGCGATTGGCGCATATTTTCTACCAGGCAGAAAACCCGCGCAAGAAAAGGTTTGCGGCGAAATGGTGGCTGGAAGGCGAGAAGGAAACAAGACTGACGCTTTATTATCCAGACCATTTGGAATATTACACGGCGAAGGGAAAAGAGGTTCCCAGCTCGGCGAGCTCATTCAAATCGATGGGAGAGAATGCAAATAATTCATACGATGAGGTACCGGTTTTTCATTTCCGAGCAGCAAACAGGATCGTGCGAAGCGATCTGAAGAATGTGGTGCCCATCCAGAATGGGATCAATAAGCTTCTGGCGGATATGATGGTGGCGGCGGAGTATGGGGCATTCAAACAGCGGTTCGTGATCAGCAATTCCGATATTCTGGGAAAGCTGAAAAATTCGCCGGGCGAGATCTGGGATCTTCCGGCGGGGGATGGGATGGGACAACAGACGCAGGCGGGACAGTTCGATGCGACGCCGCTGGAGAACTACCTGAAAGCGATCGATAACCTGAGCATGTCGATAAGCTCGATCACCAGGACGCCGAAACACTATTTCTTTTCGATCGGAAGCAATCTATCGGGCGAGGCGCTAATTGCGATGGAAAGCCCGCTGAATAAAAAGGCGCAGGACCGGATCGACCGGTTCATACCGGCGTGGAAGGACGTGACCAGGTTTATGCTGAAGGTGATGGGGAAAAAGGTGACAAACCAGGAGATCAGACCGGTGTTCGACGATCCGGAAAGCGTGCAGCCGTTCACGGAGGCGCAGGCGGTCCAGATGATGGTGAGCGCAGGGATACCGTTGAGCAGCTCGTGCAGGCGGATGGGCTGGAGCGAGAGGGAGCTGAAGGATCTAACGATGGATATGGAGGAGCAGGCGAAGAAGCAGAAGACGAGCCTGGCGGAGGGGTTGTTGGAGGCGCAGAGGAGGTTCGATCAAGGGAACGTTTAACGTTTAAACGTTGAACGTTTGAACGTTTATTGAAGGAATCATTTGGGCGGGACGCCCATGCTGAGGTACTCAGCTTCTGAGAATACTCAGCTTCTGAGAGTACTCGGCTTAAAGGAGAGATGTGAGATGGCAGACGGAACGGGAAGTTCTAGCGGAGGCGCCGGGGGATCCGGCGGTTCAGATCAAAACAAGGGACAAGATCAGGACAGCGGAGGCGCCGGGGGATCCGGCGGTTCAGATCAAAACAAGGGACAAGATCAGGCTTTGCAATACGAGGAGTGGCTGAAGGGGCAGCCTGAAGAGGTCAAGACCATGCTGGGAGGCTGGGAGAAAGGCTTGAAGACGGCGCTGAAGGACGAGCGGGATGCTCGAGGGGATCTGGAGAAGAAGCTGCGGGATCTGGCCGGGAAGGCAGAGAAGGGCAGTGAGGCCGAGAAGAAGCTGATCGAGATGGCGGACCAGATGGCAGAGGGGGACCGGCGGGCGACCTTTTACGAGGAGGCGCACAAGGCCGGTGTATCCAACTTGAAGCTGGCGTACCTGGTTGTAGTGCAGGAAGACCTGTTCGACAAGCGAGGGAATGTGAACATCGATGCTCTGAAGAAAGACTATCCCGAGCTATTCGATCAGGGAGCACCTAAAACGAAAGGGAACGCCGGTGATGGAACTGAAACACAACAACCGGCGCACGTGGGGATGAATGAGTTCATCCGGGCGAGCGCGGGTAAACCAATTAATCAATAAACTGGAGGTATTACTATGCCTTACAACAACATGATTTCGAGAGACGACGCGGCTGCATTGATCCCGCAAGAGGTTAGCAACGAGATCCTTGCGCACGTGCCGCAGAATTCGGCAGTTTTGCAACTGGCAAAGAAACTGCCAAACATGAGCCGGAAGCAGAAGCGGCTACCGGTGATGAGCGCGCTGGCGACAGCATACTTCGTCACGGGCGACAATTCGCTGAAGCAGACCACGGAGGTGGATTGGGCGAATAAGTACCTGGATGTGGAGGAACTGGCTTGTATCGTGCCGATCCCGAAGGCGGTGTTAAACGACTCCGAATTCGACATCTGGGGAGAAGTGAGACCGCAGATCGAGGAGGGTCTGGGAATCGCCATCGACAGAGCTGTATTGTATGGGACCAACATACCGGCCACCTGGACGACAGATCTGGGGGCGGCGGGGTTGATTGCCTTGATCACGGCGGCGAGCCAGATCATCAGTGCAGCGGAATACACCGATCTCTACGAGGCGATCCTGGGCGAGACGGCAGCGGCTGTTTCGGGGATGTTTGGCTTCGTGGAAGATGACGGCTTCATGGTGACCGGATCCATTGCTCCGACAGCCATGAAACGTAAGCTGCGCAACGTGCGAGACAGCAATGGGCAACCGATCTTCACCAGATCTATGCAAGGCACCAACCAGTACGAGCTGGATGGGGCGCCGATCCTATTCCCGATGAATGGAGCAATTTCGGCGACATATTGGCTGATATCGGGGCAGTGGAACCAGCTGGTTTATTCGATGAGACAGGACATCGAATATACGGTGGGGACAGAGGCGATCATCCAGGATGCAGCGGGTAAGACCATCTATAACCTGTTCCAACAAGATATGGTGGCGTTACGGGCGGTCATGCGACTGGCGGTGGCGCTGCCCAATCCGATCAACCGGATGCAAGAAACAGAAGCCAACCGGTGCGCGTTTGCAGCGTTGACGGCGTAGTTGCCGAGATTACTCGGCTTAAAAAAAGAGGTGTGAGATGAGTCTATTTCCGAAAAACCTAAACGAGTTCGTGGCTTCGATGGGAATACCGCGGGGGCCGAAATCGAAGGCTTACGTGGTGGATCCGGTGAATGGAAGTGACAGCAATCCGGGGACGAACTGGCTGGCGCCGTTGCTAACCTTGACCGAGGCTGAGGATAGATGCGTTGGGGATCGACACGATGCGGTGTTGTTCTTGTCCGGCGATACCGAGGATCATCCGACTGAGGCGATCGTGTGGGATAAAGACTATACCCACTTGATCGGACTATCGTCTGGGGTCTATGGACTGGGCCAACGCTGCCGGGTGGTAGCGCAGGCTTCCGCGGAGATCTCTCCGGTGATTTCGTTTACCGGAAACGGGAATATCGTGAAGAACATGCAGTTCTACAACGAGAAAGCTGCGGGGGCGGCAGCCGGATGCGTAATTATCACCGGCATGCGCAGCTATTTCGAAAACGTGTTCTTTATGGCTCCGATAGCGACCGATGTGGGTTCATACTCGCTGAAACACGCGGGAGCGGAGAACGTTTTCAAGCGCTGCACAATCGGCCAGTATACGAACCACCGGTCAGCAGCTTCCCGTGGCCTATGGCTTCACAAGGGCGCCGGAGCATCGGTTTGCCGCTCGAAGTTCGTCAAATGCGAATTCTTGTCATGGGGCAGCGCGGATCACGTGCACATCCTGATCGACAATGACATTGCAGTCATCCCCTGGATGGTGCAATTCGAAGACTGCTTGTTCGCCACTGCCACGGGAGGCACGGCGGCTTTGGCGCAAGCAATCGACGATAATTCGACCGCGACCGGCCACCAGGTATTACTGCTGGGCAAGAACTCTTTTGCCGGATGCAACGTAGTGGCGGATACGCTGACGTACATTTTGACGCAGACGTATTTCCATGGCGGTTTGATGGCGGCTCTGGCGGAGAATTAGAGGATTTTAGATTGATGATTGCAGATCAGGGGCGAGTCTAAGACTCGCCCCTACGAGCGAGGAATGGAGGTTCAAAATGACAGTAGAAATAAATACTGAAGTTGGACGCGGGTTTATGACCATCGATATCGAGGGATGGGCGATGGCAGCGGGGTGCCTGGGATCGATTGCGAATCCGGAAGGGGTTCCGCTGGCGATCCTGCGGGCATATCTATATGTCGAGACGCCATCGGCAGCGGCTGCGGTTCTTTCCGTCGGCGTTGGTACGCTGGCGGCAGCTTCGACCGACGTGATCAATGCGTTGGAGATGAACCAGACGGCGGGAACGCTGTGGAACGGGGTGGATTTGGATATCACATCCAAGGCGGCCATGACCACTCCGGCGATCTGGACGGCGGCGCTGTATCTGAACTTCACGACGGCGACGCAGATCTCGACGGCATTCAGAGGGAAGCTGTTCGTGGAATACCTGAGGTTGACCGGTTAGAAAGAGACGCAAGATTTTGCGAAGACGCAAATATTGCGAAGACGCAAGCAAGATTTTGCGGAGACGCAAGATTTTGCGTCTCTACGCAGACAGGGGCGGGTCTCGAGGTTGAATGATGGAAAATGTCGAATTTTCCAGACCCGCCCCTACGAAATGGCCCGCCGTTCCGGGCGAAGGACGGGGCGGCGGGCCGGGTGTGAGGAGATAATTCAATGGCCAAGATTAGTATATGAGCTCATTCGGGATTGCCAGACGAGGCTTGATTTTGCCGAGCCTGCCACGAAATGGGGTGGCCAGAGTGGGGGAGGGGCTGAGGAGCGACTATCCGCTGGCGGTGAGGGACAAGCTGGAGGGGCTGATCAAGATGGCGTTTGGGCCGGTATTTGGACGTGCTTTTCCTGCTCCACTTAGCTATGGAGCGGCAAAGACTCGCTATACTCTCACCTTGCAGCCAAGTGCAGCGGTGGGAATTGATAATTTTCTTCAGTCTGCAAATCCAGATACCAATGCTGGAACTAATGTAAGTATATTTATACGGACAAACCGCGTTGGATTGTTAAAATTCACTGGCATTTCTGCTATTCCCGCTGGCGCATCTATAGTTTCGGCAACATTATCACTCACTGCATCGGTTACTGCGGCACTGAATGACACAGTTTATATAAATCGTATATTAGTCGCCAATACGAGTTGGACAGAATTGGGATCGACCTGGAATCATACAGACGGGGTTAGTCGTTGGGCTGGAGACGTGGGCGGCAATGGAGGAGCAGACGCAGGTTGTTCCGTAAGTGGGACAGATTATAGTGCCACATTGTTGGCCTCACTTGCTGTTCTCATAACAGACCCTATTGGAACTGTATATAACATTAGTCTTAATCTTAGTGAAACAACATTGATGGTTGCCAGCAATTGTGGGATGCTTTTGAGGGCATTAATAGCACCAGGAAATATAGGTTTTGCTTCCAGCGACCATGCGACGGCGGCATACTGGCCGAAATTCGTTATAGTTTATGACGCATAAAAAGGAGTAAAAAAATGGCAACTAATCACATTGAATTGATTGGAAACGAAACCAGATTGGCAGGAAAGTTTCGCAGCCTGGTCGAAAGAACCAGCATCTTACAGGATGAAATGAGGCGCATGAAATTCGTCATGGACGAGGCGGGTGCAGCACCACCAACACCAGATTGGGTTGCAATTGAGGGTTTGTTTGGCTTTGCGGTCGGTAATGGAACGAAGGCATACGATTTATTGAAGACGGCGGCGGCCAAGATAAATTCGGCTGAGGTGGATAATTTCTGCAATCGCATTGGGTAAGTGAAGGTGAGCTATGGGCGCACTAAGATGGATCGAGCTTGATTCTTTAGACAACATCGTCTCTATTGTCGCGGCGACATTGATAGCCTCATATACCTGTGACGCCGACAGAATTGTATTCGCCGACATCTACGCACAACAGGTACAGGGCAATGGCGACTATGTCTACTATGCCACCAAGACCCCATCTGGTTTATCCGAAGGCGTGATCGGTCCCAAAACCACGCAACCGTTGGCAGCGGGGGAAACAATTTTGTGCGGCCAATCCATTGGCGTTAGTCTCCGTAGTGGCGATGTTTTGAAAATATATTTGAAGGGCGTGTCGGGGGATAATGGCAGCGTGATAGATACAAGAGTCAATTTTTACGAGGATGCTGCATTACAACCAGCAACTCTTGATGCAACTATCCAAACAACGAATCTTGATGCGGCGATTAGCAGCCGGGCAGCGGCGGGAAATGCGATGGACCTGATCGACGATGCGGTGGATGCAGGAGCGATCAAAGTGGATGCGGTGACGAAGATACAGAGCGGGCTAAGCACGCTGACGGCGGCGCAGGTAGATACGAACTTGAGCGCGGCGCATGGATCGGGAAGCTGGGAAGGCGCGTCAGGAAGCGGGTCGGTAGAGTTTATTTATACGGTGACGAACGATGACAGTGGCTTGCCGGTGGCGCAGACGTTCGTGTGGTGCACCACGGACATTGGAGGGGACAATGTGGTGGGGAGCGGCTACACGGACGATTTCGGAGACGTGATGTTCTACCTGGACCCGGGGACGTATTATTTTTGGAGGAAGAAGTCCGGATATAACTTCGAAAATCCGGATACGGAGATGGTGACGTGATGGCAAACCTCACCCTCACCCCAACCCTCTCCCTTTCAGGGAGAGGGGAATTAAGAAGAAGGGAGAGGGGGAATAAGGAGGAAATGAGATGACACAAACTGGCGAGGGCACAGGAACAGTTGCGGTAAGCGGCGACATCGATGATGCAGTGGCGCTGCTCATTCCCAGGCTGAGGAGAATGACAACGGAGCCGACGACGGAAACTTACAGCGATGCAGACCTGGCATCGTTCATCGAGGCGCATCCGCTGGAGGACGCTAGGGGCGAGGGGCCGCTGGTGGAAAGCGAGACGGACCCGGGGACGCTGGAAGAGAACCCGGATTGGACGGCGACGTACGACTTGAACGCGGCGGCGGCGGATGTGTGGGAGGAGAAGGCGGGGATACTAGCGCAGGATTACGATTACTCGGCGGATGGGGGAAATTATTCCAGGAGCCAGGCGTACGAGCAGGCGATGAAGCAGGCGAGGTATTTCCGGTCGAAGAGGATCTGGAAGACGGTGACGATGAGGCCGGAGCCTTTGGCACAGGGAAGTGAGGAGTTAGGGGATGAGGATTAAAGACTTTAACACGAATAACACGAATTTTGCTAATTACACGAATGGATTTATATATCAAAAAATGGATAAGGAATCATGGTGATCGGATCGAGGCAGCCGGGACGATTGCAGATTTTGATGGAGGAGTTCAGGCGGCAGATGATGATCGGGGATACAGCGCAGCAGCTTTACATGGCGCAGCGATGGTTGCAGGTGGAGGCGGCGCTGGAGGGGGCTATGGCGGCGCTGGCGCTGGAAGCGGCGGAGCTGAAGGCGGCGGGGAAACCGGTCAGCCAATCGGCGATTTACGAGATGGAGAGATACCGCAGGCTGCTGGGGCAGGCGAGGATAGAGACGATTCGATATCAGAAGTGGGCAACGAAGGAGATCGAGGGGAGACAGGGGGAGCTGGCCAGGCTAGGTATCCAGCATTCGCAGAAACTGATCCGGGCGAGCTATATGGAGGCGGGAAAGGCAGTGGCCAGGTTCGATCTGCTGCCAGTGGAAGCGGTGGAGGCGATGATCGGATACGCCAGCAACGGGAAACCGCTGTACGACCTGCTGTTCAGGAGCTACCCGGATACGATCGAGGGACTGACGGATATCTTGATCGAATCGACGGCGAAGGGGGTCAATCCCAGGCAGACGGCGAAGCTGATGGCGAAGGAGATGGCGGGGAATTTGCAGAGGTCGCTGACAGTGGCCAGGACGGAGCAACTCAGGGCTTATCGGAGGGCGAGCACGGAGCAGATGAAGGAAAGCGGGGTAGTGGAGGGCTGGATATGGCGGAGCGCGATGCAATCGACGACGTGCCTGGTATGTATTGCAATGGACGGGACGGAGCACGACCTGGAGGAGGAGCTGGACGACCACCCGAATGGGCGATGCTTCAAACAGCCGAAGATCAAGGGATTGGCACCGGTGGAGGCGAGGAGCAGCGAGGATTGGTTCCGATCGCAGACGGAAGAGAGGCAGGTTTCAATGATGGGCGACAGGCTTTTCGAGGCGTGGAAGGAAGGGCGGGTTGGGTTCGGGGACCTGGCGGGGAGGGTGGATTCGGAGGAATGGGGAAGCCACGTGCATGTGAAGAGTTTGGAGGAGTTGGGGATTTAAACGCGAATGGCGCGAATGAGCGAATGATTGCCGAGAGTACTCGGCGCGAATGTTTAATAAATCGGTGAAAATTAGAGACGCAAAATATTGCGTCTGTACGAAGAAAAGATGAGAAATTTTACGAGCACGGAGCTGGAGAGGATGCAAGGGACGCAGGAGGAGGGGATGATGGATATCTGCGACCTGCTGGAGCACGTGGAAACGGACCGGAAAGATGAGTATGGTAAGCCGGTGGAACAGTGGGTGGCCAGGAGCGGGCTGGCGTGCGGGCTGGATCTACGGTCCAGCGGGGAAGTGAGGAACGCGGAAGCGGATTTGTGGGACGTCAGACTGAGGCTGCCGATCGATACGGAGGTGAGCAGGGTGGACCGGGTGGTGATCACCCACCGGTTCGGGGCGCTGCTGGGGGAGCCGATGCTGTTTCAGGTGGAGGGGGAAGCGCTTAGAGGACCGTCGGGATTGGTGCTGAAGTTAAAGAATTAACGCGAATGACACGAATATGCGAATAACGCGAATGTTATTTTTTATAAGGAATTGTTTAGATGAGTGAAGAAGGCGTGGAAGTTAGGATGTACCTGGATCACGTAAAGGTGACGGTGAAGGAGGCGACGGAGGAGGTGTTGAAGGCGCTGGGGTTCAGGATCGTGGAGCGGACGCAGCTCAATATCCGGGAGAACGACCAGATCGATACGGGTTTCATGGTTAATTCGGTATATCCGATCTGGAAGGAGGGGAGCGGGTATGAAGGGGCGGCGAGCGAGGCGGCGCAATATAACGTGAGGAAGACGGGCGAAGTGGTTGGAGGGATCAGGATGGCGCCGGAGGAGCATCTTCCGGAGGACGCCATGGCGGGAGTGGTGGTGGGGGCGAACTACGCCATCTACCAGGAGGAAATAAATCCTTTCTTGTATCCGGCGGCGGAGCAAGCGGCGAGCGAGTTCGAAGGGGAAGCGGAGAAGATCTACCGGGAGGAAATGCCGGAGGAGGGATCCAGGATATGATCGACGTCGAGGCGGTAGTGCGGTCATGGCTGATTACAATAGACAAGCTCACTGCCGAGTTCGGGACGAGGATCTATGCGGGGAGATATCTGCCTTCGGGATACAAGACAGCGGATGGTCCAGCGCTTTTGTTTGCGGTGCGGGGAGGGAGACAGGATTATTCGAGCAAGATACTGGAGTCGAGCATGCAGTTCCGGGTATATGGAGAGACGGAGGGCGAGGCGAGAAAGGCGTCGCAGGCGGTTTACGATGGGATCAACGACCAGCAGGCGAGGGGGATATGTTACGCCAGAATGGAGGAGGGGACGATGCCGGTGCTGATGACGGAGCCGGGGTCGGATTGGCCTTACGTGCTGATGTATTTCAAGTTTTTCATACAAAATGATGAATAAAAGATTTAACGCGAATGGCGCGAATAGGCGAATAACGCGAATATTTTTAATAATATGGGCGAAAGCCCATGCCGAGAGTACTCGGTTAAGGAGAGTGTGAGGTGAATAAGTTCGATGAGATGAACGCGGAGCAGATCAGGGAATACCTGGAAGGGAAGAAATGCTCGCTGGAAGAAGTGCGGGACATCTACAGCCACGAGGCGAACGGCGAGATGAGAGAGGATGTGATGGAGGCGATCGGTAAGCATATGGCCGGATTGATAGGTCCAGAAAAGAAGGCCAAGGCGAAGCCGAAGGCCAAAGTGGAGAAGAAGGGATGAATTGCCGATGACAATCGGATGTCGAGAATGGAGACGCAAAATCTTGCGTCTCTACGGAGGAAGGTGAATATATGATCGATTTTGATCTGAATGGAATGAGCGCCAGGCAGGTGCTGGCATATTTGAAAAGGCATCAGGTAGGTCGGGGGCTGCTGCCGAATATCAATGCGACGGAAAAGACATACCGGAGAAGACCGGAGGTATTGAAGGCTTTGAGGGATTACCAGATCTGGTTGGCGGAAATCAATAAACCGGTGGAGACAGAGATCGAGGAGGAACAGATCGAGACGCAAAATATTGCGTCTCTACAATAAGACGAGAGGAGAGATGAGGTATGACGGCAGATTATGATAATGCAGTGGTATTGACGGTGCTGGAGATCAGCCGGGCGGGAAAATCGCTGGATAAACTGGCAGTGACGCCAACGGCGACGGATGGAAACAAGTTTCTGAATGATGGGAAGACATTCCTGTTCGTGAGGAATGGGTCGGGCGGAGATATCACAGTGACTTTCGACTGCCCAGGCTCGGTGGACGGAGCGGCGATCGCTGACCTGGTGGTGACGGTGAAGGCGACCGGCGATGGAAACGGGCTGGACGAGCTGCTGATCGGGCCGTTCACGGCGATATTCAATCAGTCGGATGGTTACGTGTGGGCGGTGTTCTCGGCGGTGACAACGGTTATTACGGCGGCGTTCAGGTTGGCGAACCCGTAAAAATTTCGAATTTGGAAATTGGAAATTGGAATTGAGAATTGGGAATTGCGGAATTTGAAAGGAGAGATGAGATATGGGTTATTCAAGCGCAACGGTGTTGACAGTGCAGGAGATCAGCCGGGCGGGGAAGTCGGTGACGGAGCAACTGGCGGCGGCGACGGCGACGCACGGAGATAAGTTCCTGAACGATGGAAAGACTTTCCTGCGGATCAAGAACGGCGACGCCAGCCCGATCACGGTGACAATCCAAACGCCAGGTACTATAGATGGCCAGGCGCTGGCGGATCTGACGGTGACGATTGCGGCTACGGCAGACGAGGATGGGCTGGACTTCCAGGACATCGGGCCTTTTACGGCGATCTACAACCAATCGGATGGATACGTGTGGGCGTTGTGCTCGGCGGTAACGAGCGTCACGATCGGGGCATACCGACTAACAAATCCGTAGGGATTTGGAACGCGAATGACACGAAATTGGCGAATAACACGAAAGAATTGAAAGGAGAATAAGATGGCAGTAGCAGACATTATCGTGAGCCCGTGTTTGATCTATTATTCGACGCCGGGGACGACTTTACCGGCGGATACGGTGGCGGCGGGCGGGGCGTGGCCAGCGGGCTGGACTGCGCTGGGATATACCGAGACGCCGCTTTCGGTGGAATTGAAGCGGGACAAGGTGGAGGTGGACATCCAGGAGTCGCTGACGCCAATCAAGAAGGCAGTGCAAAAGGAAGAGCTGACGGTGGAGACCACGTTGTCGGAGCTGCTGGGGAGCGAGCTCAACCTGGCCTGGGGAGGTACGTACAGCCCAACGGCGGCAGGAGCGGGGCAACCGGCGAAGGAAGAGATCATTGGCGGCGACGTGACCACGCTTACCGAGAGGCAATGGGGCTTCGAAGGAAAGTACGTCAGCGCGGCGGGAACTACGCACCCGATCCGGTTCTACATCTGGAAGGGGATCTGCGAGCTGGGCTGCAAGCTGGAGTTCGGGAAGTCGAAGGACGTGGGGATCGCACTGCGGATCGAGGCCAATCCGGACATGACCAAGGCAGTGGGGCAGAGGGTGTGGAAGCTGGTGAGGATCACCGCGCCGGCAACATCGTAGGAGGGGCGGATGGATCGATAAGGGCGGGTCTAGTGGATTTTATATGATGCATTTTGATTGTGCAGACCCGCCCGTACATGGAAATGGAGGCGAGGAATGGCGAAAGTGATGCTAGGAGGAGTAGAGTACGAGCTGAAACCGATCCCGCTGAGACCGGCCAGGGAGCTGAGGGAGAAGATTGCAGGCCAGGTGGAGGGATTTGCCAGATCGATCAGCACGCTGGAGGGAGTGGAGATCAACAAGATGGAGGAGGTTGGCGAGCTGATCAGCAGCCTGGGGATGACGGCAGCCAATTCGATGGATATGATTGCGGATTGGCTATTCGAATTCTCGGCTGAGCTAAGGGCGGATAAGAATCGAATCGAGGAGACGGCGACCGACGAGGAGGTGCTGAAGGCATTCTGGGAGGCGCTGAAGATGCTCTACCCTTTCGGATCGATGATGGGATCGCTGAGTGGCCTGGCGGGGAAGGCGATCTCGATGAGCTCGCGCTTAGCCAATGGGGATACTGGGCGGACGAATTAGACGAGACGACATTGACCTGGCTGGCAAGGGCTTACGTGAGAAGGAAGCAATTCGAGGGAACGGCGAGCCTGGCGGCGATGGGAAAGGCGGTGCAAGAGGGGAAGAGGGAGAGGATTGCTCCGGAGGCGATGATGGCGATGATGGGGGGTTTCTAGGAAAGTTAGAACGTTCAAACGTTTAACGTTAAAACGTTGAAATGGAGGATGAGATGCCTTATCCAAACGAACATTCGGCGAGGGTGCGGGACCCGGGAAATTTCCAGGCGGACAGCTTCCGGCGGAAGGAGGTTGCGCCGGGGATCTCGATTGTTATGGGCAGGCTGAAGGGAAGCACGAGCATGACGGCGCAGGCGTACCGCTTCGATCGGACGAAGTTCACGCCGGAAGAAGCCAGAAAATGGCTGGAAGAGCACGACGTCAAATTTATCTCGTTCGAGGCGGCTTCGAACGAGAAGATGGATAGATTAATCCGGAAGGCAGCGGGTAGGTAAAATAACGTTAGAAAGTTGGAACGTTAAAACGTTGGAGGAGAAATGGGCATTACGATCGGCGACGCGATTCTGTGGTTGAGGGGCAACGATTCTAAGCTGGATGCGGATCTGAAGTCGGCGGAGACGAAGACCAAGGGAGTGTTGGGAAGGATTTCGGCCAACTTCAAGGAGAGCATGAATTTCGCCATGGGCCAGATCATGAGCCAGGGGTTGAATCAACTGGCGGCGGGGATCGAGCGGACGGCCAAGGAGGTGATCGACCTGGGTCAGGAATACGCCCAGCAAGTGGAGGACATGGCCAGGCTGAGCGGGATGACGGTGGAGGACGCCAGCCGGATCATCCAGGTGGCGGACGACATGCGGGTGGGCTACGGGGAGGTTTCGACGGCGCTGAAGCTTTACGCCAAGACGCAGTCGGATGCAGGCAATGCGGCGAAGATGGACATCGATACGCTGGCCAGGCTGTCGGATCAGTACCTGGAGCTGGCGCCGGGAGTGGACAGAGCCAACTTCCTGCTGGAAAATTTCGGACGGTCAGGTCTGGCGATGGGGAAGATGATGGAGCAGGGAGGGGAAAAGATCAAGGGGATGGCAGACGCCGTAGATAAAAGTTTGATAATGACTAAGGAGGGTATAAAACAATCAGAAGAATATCGATTAGCGATGGATGAATTAGACGATACTATGAAAGGAATAAAACTCACATTATGGAATGAATTGAGACCTTATGTCATGCGATTTCTAGAATGGTTAAAAACTGATGGAGTTAAATATTTGAGAATGCTCATAGATGGATTTGTCGCTCTGCCAGGTCCAGTGAAAGGAATTATTGTCGCATTGGGAGGATTGTTTTTGCTTCTCATGAAACTAGGACCGGCGTTGATGGGGATTGCAGGGATCATCAATATATTGGGAGGGGCAGGGGCAGGAGGTGGATTGCTGGCGGGATTGGGGACGGCGCTGGGGGCAGTAAGCATACCGGTGCTGGCGCTGATCGTGGCGATCGTGGGGTTGATTGCGACGCTTATCATCCTGGGTCCGCAGGCGAAGGCGACGTTCATGATGATTGCGGAAATTATTGCGGCGTCGCTGAAGAGGGCGGGCTATGAGCTGAATAAATTCTTTCGCACGGTGGCGGATTGGGCGGCAAAGCTGCTCAATAGCATTGGAGCGTGGTTCAAGAAGATCGGAACAGGGATTGTGGATGGGATATGGTCCGGGATCCAGGGAGCGTGGGAATCACTGAAGACTAAGGTTGCGACGGCGCTGGATGATCTGTTGAAGTGGATCCAGGATCATATCGGGGCGCATTCCGAATCAGTGCTTTTCAAGGTGAAAGTTGGCAGGCCGATGGGAGAGGGGATCGGACTGGGGCTGCAAGAGTCGATGAGGGAGCAAGTGCAGCAGATCTTCCAGTTGGGGGTGCAAGGGATGACATTGGCAGGGGCGCAGGCATCGCAGAGCATCAGCGTGGGACAACTGGTGGTTGATAGCAGGCTTTCGCAGAGGGAGAGGGATTATTGGGACGAGAGGTCGGAGAGGATTGCGGAGAAGTCGACAATGAGATGGCTGAAAAGAGCACGTGGATAAATAATTAACGCGAATGTCACGAATTGGCGAATGGCGCGAATGAATTTTGTAGGATAAAGAATGAATTTACCGAGTTATGCAATTGGGACGACGCAGGAGGGGATGAGCTCGCTGGAGGCGCTGGGACTGCCGCTACCGAAGGCGGAGGCGCCGGATTACGCGGTTTACGTGGAGAATGGGGAGGGAGATTTGGTAGGACAGGGCTGGATCGTGGCCAGGTGGCGTTTTGCGGAGCTGAGCCTGGCGCAGGCAGCGGCGCTGGAGGCGTTTGCGGGGGATTGTTATTTCCGGACGCTTAAAGCGGATGGGACGTACGGAGCATATTCAGCGCTGTTGGTGCTGCCAGCGAGGAGGGCGCCGAAGGTGGACCGGTGGCTGGATTACGCGGCGGAGTTCAGGAAGTGCGTAAGCGTTTAACGTTCAAACGTTGAATATTAGAACGTTTAATAAAGAGGAATTAAAAAATGATGGGCATGACATTTATGGAAATAAATTTTCCAAGGGCACGCCCATCATCTATAGCAGGATTGGAATTATAAAAGGTCAATGAGTATTCTTGTGAGGCCTGCCACCTTTTTTACCATTATTGCGGCTGCTAACCGCCTTGCGCTCCGATTTAATGGATCCAAGTTGAGCTGCGGCGACGGAGGCTGCCACCGCGCCAGGCTGATCGGGCATGGTGAGGATCCAAGCGCCGTCAGGTTGGCGTTCCAGCCCGCCGACACCATCAAGCCACAAGACATCGTTATCGATTTTCTCGGCACCGGTGGAGCTGCGACCATTGGAGTAAGCCGCTTGCATCAGACCGCAGATGGTAACAAGCTGGTCGATACTGAGCTGGTCGACGAGGCCAGCTTGGTCGAGCGCGGAAAGGTGGGGGTTGATTGCGGACGGGACATAAGCTTGCAAGCGGAGCTGATCATATACTTGCTGATTTTTGGACGGCTCGCTAACCACGCCGTATCCTGGGACAGGATTGTTGGCGCAATCCAGGCCATAATTGACCAGGTTGCAGTAGACACAATCGGTTTCGGGTTGGGTGCAGTACGGGGGTTTCATGAGGTTTTTCCCTTTCTGGCTGGCACAGTGAGCAGCACAGTCACGGCTCCGAGATACCCGAGGTCATCTAGCACATCGGGGTTGGTGATCCGATGCCAGACACCTTGATAGCGGGCAAACCAGGCGGTGGAGTGGTACGTACCGCCCGAGGTAACGGCCTCGTAGCTCCGATCGTGCAGGATTGCTCTACAGACCTGCCGGTATGTGCCGACGTGATAGGGTTTGGTCGGGTAAGGTATGCCGACCTCTTTGTAATGGCTGGCGTCGGTATCGTAATTCCAACCCAGCCTCGATCGAAGATTAACAATGTGGTGTATAGTGGTAGTCATGATATTGTCTCCTTACCGGCCTTTGGCCCGACCGGGGGGGCAAGTTATGAGATTAGATCAATTGGCGGTGCAATCGCCGTAGCAGTAAGTTCTGCATTTGGGGCAGAGACCATTCTTGATTTCGCGGGCATATTCTTTGGCTTCGGCTTCCAGGGCTTTTTTGGCGGCCTGCTCCTTGGCAATCTCGGCGGCTTGCACTTCGCTGTATTCGGGGTCGATTCCGACTTCGGCGTCAAGTTCGGCGATCATGGTCATGGCGATGTCGTAAATCCCTTTGCCAACATAAGCGTTGCCGATACGGGCGTAGGCACCGGCGGGGAGCTTGGTGAATTTACTGGCAGTGTCAAAAAATGCGAAACCGCCTGGCTTTCCGACCGTGCGGATTCTCTTACCGGTGGTTTTGTGAATGATCACGACTTCGTATTTTTCGTAAGTTTCTTTCCCGATGGGGAGATTGTAACCGTCAAGGTAGGCTGTTTTTTCGTTAACTTCGCGGGTGAGGCTGATCTGGATGGTGCTGGTGTCGGTTTGGGTAGTGCGGATTGCGGTTGTCATTTCGTGTCTCCTTTTTTAACTTATATATATTATAACCTAACGTTAGGATATTGTCAAGGGGCAATTTGTGGCTGACATAGATACCATCCGGACGGCGGGGAACTGGAGCGACGGGCTGTTGCTCATCGACGAGCCGACGGTCATCTATACGGCCAATGCGACGGGGGCGGTGGACGAGGAGGATTGGAGCATCGGGTTCGACAGCGGGGATCCGGAACTGGACCTGGGAGATTGCCGGTCGGATATGACCTTACTGATCGGGTCGGAGGAGCTGGGCTGCGACAAGGGGATCGCCCGGCTGCGGAAGGCACCGGAAGCGGGGGTTTTCTACATTGGGATCGACGCGTCGCTGGTGGTGGAGGACGGCGACCACCTGACAGTCGTGGACGATTTCGAGCCGTTCGCCAAGCACCCGCTGGACGAGCTGCTGGACGTGGACGTGGCGTATGTGGACCAGTTCGAGGACTTCGATCCGATTCCATGGTTCAATGGCAGGTGCGTGGTGATCAAGGCAGGGGAAACGGCGGTTTTCGATGCGACTTTGGCGTGGGTTCCGGGTTCGACGATCAGCGGATGGACCTGGACATTCACCGGGGCTACATCGAGCACGGGGACGGACACGGCGACGCCCACGGCGACGTACGACGACAGCGGTCGCTTCCGGGTGGAGCTGGAGATCGAGGCGACGAACGGCAAGAAGATGACCGGCTACGGCTACGTGTTCGTGCTGGGGGAGAACCTGGCGGCGGAAGCGGACGTGGCCATCAGCGCTCCGGAGTGGGACGCGGATGCGGGGGCGCTGTGCACGGTGGAGATGTTCGACAGACCGGCGATCCGGGACGGGGCCAGGGCTATCGTGTTTGCCCGGGACTGGTACGAGGGAACAGAACAGAGCTTCGGTCCGGTTGCAGGTAGGGAGAATATCCTGATCGAAGGGAGGATCATCGGGGAGACCATCATCCGGATCCCGGGCTGGGACAAAGTGGAATTCGCCATCGGGGGACCGATTGCGGATTTGGCGGAGACAGCGGCCATGGTTTCGGGGCTGGTGGACAAAAGCCTGCCAACGGATGATGGGATTACGCTGCCAGCCTGGTCGAAGATGGATGGGCTGACAGTGGCCAAGGGGCTGCATTACCTGGCGGTTCATCGATCTACGATCGCCAGATGCCTGGATATCCACGTGGAGGATTGGGGCTGGAGCTGCCCCAAGCTGACCGGGAGCGGGGACAGCCTATACCAGCAACTGGTGAACTACGCGGAGCGGGCGGCGCTGAGCGTGAGGGCGGACCGGCTGGGGAGGATCTTCGTGGAGCGGGACGCGCAGCTCTACCCAGTGGCGGACCGGGACGACATTCCGGTGATCTTTACGGCGGAGGATGCGGACTGGCAGGACGAACTGACCATCGTGCGAAGGCAGCGAGGAGAAACGGCCATGGCTGAAGCGGAGGGGGAGATTTTCAGCGGAGGGGCGCGGACAAAGGTGGGGGGCAGATCGCCGGGGCACCAACCGGCCAGGCACGGAGGAGGAGACGATCTGGACGAGGTGTACGTGGCGACGAAGGCCAACGTGCGATCGCTGGCGGGTTTGCTGGCGGGAAGCAAAAACCAGGAGATCGAGCGGATCACCTGGCGTACGGCGCACAATAATAGGCTGCTGGACGTGACGCCCAGGATGTACGTGCAGGCGGTGGTAGACGGGGAGACACTGCGGTGCATCCCCAGAAATATCTCGCCAACGCCGAACGAGGGAACGGGGTTCTGGCACATGGAGATCGAGCTGGAACCGGAGGGGGAAGAATGGCCTGCGGTGGATATTACGTACCCGGGTGACGGGGAACCGCCAATACCGCCGCCGCCAGAGCCGCCGCCTACGCCGCCGCCGCAACCGCCGCCGCCGCCGCCGCCGCCGGAATCCAGTGAAGTCGATGCAGTGGTATCTTGCGCTAACATTCAATCGATAAAATCAACGGCAGACTTAGACGAGGCCAGTCCAACCTGGTCAGCGGAGACGAGTTAAATGAGCGGTCCAGTATCAGGCGTTAGCGATTCGGATACCGCGTGGTGGAACAGGGACATCATGGCAGCCATCGACGCGGCGGGAGGAAGCGAGGGTGAGAAAGTCTGGCTCACACAAAATTTGACCACGATAGGAGCAGCCACGTGGACGGACATCACCCCGGTGGACGTGGATACATTCGAGCGGGGCCATCTCTTCTTCGGGAGAGTTAAATTCGCCCCGACCATCGAGAACGTGATCTACGTGGTGGGTTATGCGGAGGGATACCACATTGCCCTTTTGAGCTGCTGGATATTCAGGAGCCCAGACTTAGGCGCGACCTGGTCTTACAATCTGGTGAGGGACGACTTCAATGCTCTGGCGGGCGATTATACGGTTACGCACGAAATATCGGACGTGGAGATATGGGATGGAGACCCGATTCAGTTCATGCAAACTCACGCCAGAACCGGAGACGAAGAATCGACGTACAATCCTTGGGCGATAGCATATAGAATTGTAACCAATGACACCGGTTCGTGGGCCAACCTGGACGGAGATGGCGTTACGATACACGATTTTGACAATAGTTCTCTGCTCGATAATGTTTTATGGGGGACAGGAAACTGGCTGTTGGGCGGCGGCGGCGCTGCAGGCGAGGCGTACCTGGACGATTACTTCGGCGTCGGTGGGTGGACGGAAACCTCTGGCATAGATCAAAACATGCCCAAAGAAGAAGGCAGAATCTATGTGAAACAGACTTTCACTCACAGCTCGAATTCCTATTGGGCGTATGCGGAAAGCTGGGTATTCTGGAACGTACCCAAGATTGCGATCAGCTACGCTTTCGACATTGCCCGCAACAATACCGTACTTTACATCGGCTTCCTGGACGCCATCTACCAATCTCTGGACGCCGGTTATAACTGGCAAGATATCAGCACGGAAGAGACGGAAGGCGAAGGGGCGTACGACATTTGCATCGATCCCTTGATCTACGAAGCGATTTATTACTGGAGCGCCAGTCTGTCGGACACCCACATTTTCAAAAGCCCGACATTGGGAATAGGATCTCCGGCGCTAGAATCGTCAGGTCTCTGTTTGCGAGTGGGAGGAGTAAAAACTGGCGATGCGCTTCTGTCGTCCTGGCCGAGCACGGCGGTCAATCGAATAGCCAGGTCGTGGAATTCGGGGAAAATATGGGGCATCCACCGGGAAAGCAATCTCTGGTACATGAGCATGAGAAACCTGGGGATCACGACGGTGCAACTTGGATTTCCAACGGTGCTAGTAGAATCCACTTTTATAAAAGGAACAACCATACTGGGGAGGGCGTGGGCGCAAACGATTGCCTTGAAATACTATCATCAAGATAAATTGATCTACGTCGATCGCAAATCGATCTACATTAGCGACGACGCAGGAGAAACCATGACAGCAAAAAAGGGCGGATGGATCAGCTATAGTTTTGGAGTTGTGGGGCATCGCTTGCCAGAGGCGGAAGCTTGAGCCAAAAAGGGCAGTACGAGATCCGGAAGAGGCTGGCCAAGCTGCTAGGGGCAGGAGAAGAAAAGACATGGGAAGGCTTGGTGGGAGACGCTTCGGGGACGATCAAGGTCGAGGGGCACGGCGATCTGAGATACGTGCGCCCGGTGGGATGCAATCTGCCGGTGGTGGTGAATAAGGGAGCGGCGCCGGATCTGAAAGGATTGCACGTGAAGGTGGGGAGGTGGTTCAAGAGGGACCGGCAGCGGATCATGGGCGTGGCGGAGGGAGGAGGAAGCACGATCGGCGTGGAACATCACGCTCCGACGCACCGCTGGCGAGCGGGCGATTCGGTCTTTATCGAAACCGTTCAGATATTGGATGCGCTGGTTTGGGCGAGCGGGGGGATGGCGATCACCATCAATGCGGGGTGGGTGATTGTGAATGGGCAGGCGGTGCATCTGGACGGATCGACGATGGATATTACGGAAAATATTCCGGTGAGCGGGGCGGCGTATTCGCTGGTGAGGGTGGATGCGGACGGGGTGATCGACGTGCAGGATGGGACGCCGGTGGACAGCTATGCGGATCTGAGCTGGGACGACGTTCCAGTGTTGGAGGCGGGATATGCACTGCTGGCGATCGTGAGGCTTTACGAAGGGCAGACGGAGCTGAGCACGGATTACGATTGGCCGGACGTGATCGACGCCAGATTCTCGACGATGGGCCTGGGTTCGGTTACCGGGCATACTCACGTCGAGGCGGATATCACCGATCTGGATCACGATGCGGTGAAACTCCAGGGAAGGATTTTGGCCGATGATGCACCGAGCGTGAACGACGTGGTTTATTGGGATGGAAGCGAATGGAAACCAGGACCACAAAGCTCAGGCGCCGGATTGGGCGATCTTTATTCGATTTGCCAGGGAAGATTGACTTTGGCTTCGGGGATACCGGTTACCGTAGAGGATGTGACCGCAGCAGATACGGTTTATTTCACGCCGGATGGGGGAACTTTGATCGGATTATTCGATGGAGCGGACTGGAATATCCACGTTCTCACGGAAATTTCATTGGATATCTCTGGCGAGGATGAGGATACGAATCTAGATATATTCATCTATGACGATTCGGGGACACTTACTTTGGAAAGAATAGTATGGACAAATAATACGACCCGAGCCACAGCTTTAGCGAAACAAAATGAGGTTTACGTCAAGGATGGAGATGCGACGAGGAGATATCTGGGAACAATCCGAATAACGGACATTGCGGGTGAATGCGAAGACAGCCTGCTTAAAATGTACGTTTGGAACTATGCTAACCGCACACTGCGGACGATGCGGGTGTCAAATACGACGGGTCATACGAATGCAACGGCGATCTGGATATCGTGGAACGCGGACGATGCAGTGAGAGTACAATTCGTGATCGGTCTGGTGGAGGAGAGGATCAATTTGAGGCTCTGGGGAGATCTGATGCCAGGAACGGACGCCAGGAGAGCATTAGTTTCCGTTGGTTACGATGTGACCAACAATTATCTGGGGACGCTTAATAGTATCATCGAGGTAGGATGCGCCCAGAGGATGCGGATTGCAACCAGTATGAGCCATTTGCCGGACATCGGATATCACTACTACCAGATCACGGAGAACGCAGCTTCAGCAGCATCGGTGACTTTCAATGCAGCGGAGCTGGAGGCGAACATCTATGGCTAGATACAGAAATCGACGCCAGAACTTTGCTCCTGTCTGGAGATTTTCATTGATATTCGACACTTTGCGCGGCGGGCCATGGATACGATACGAAGGCAATCCGATCATGGAACTTGGAGCTGAAGGTTCTTGGGAAGATAACGGTATTCGCGACTCGAATCTTATGATCGATCCGGATGGCTATTTGGCCACGGACGATGGCAATTATAGGATGTACTATTCAGGCTATAAGAATACCGGCGAGACGCATTGGCGACGCGGTATAGGGTTGGCAACCAGCCCGGATGGGATAACTTGGACGAAGTATGGAAGCAATCCAATCCTGACCAAAGGCGCTGCGGGTTCGTGGGATGAATACGGTGTGCAAGCGGCCAATGTTATTAAGCGTGGTGCAAACGATTACATTATGATCTATTCAGGCGTAGACGACGATTGGAGCGACGAAGATTCCTGGGGGATCGGCATTGCAACCAGCAACAATGGGATCAACTGGACGAAGTACGCCGGAAACCCGGTGTTAATTGCAGCAGATTTCATTGGAATAGCGGGAAATAATATACTTACATTTCCATACATGATTCAATTGTCAGATGGTTCGTATGCAATGACTGCAGGAGCTACTTATTATACAGACCCGTTATATGGGGATGCGTTCCAGACCTACGCTGCGGTTTCGGAAGATGGACTGACGTGGACACCGCTCAATGGCGGCAATGCTGTCTTCACTCCGACTGGGGAAGAGTTCGATTCGAACAATATCGAATACGCACGATTATACGAAATTCAGGAAAATAAGTATCTGATAACCTATCATGGCGATCCAGCAGGAGTTATGAACAATCGAATGGAGATAGGTCTGGCAACCAGCATCGACCTGATCAACTGGGTACGATACGGTGTAAGGCCTATATTTTCATTCGGCTCAGGCGACGAATGGGACGATTTCAGCATCGGTAATGGTGTCTTGGCCAAGGATGATTTTGGCACAGACACGCTACGGATGTGGTATGGAGGAGTTTCCGAACCGAATATCAGCGAGGGAGAAGGTTTCGGTTATGCAACGAGTGACCAAAGGACGTGAGACGCAAAATATTACGTCTTTACAGACATAAGATATTACGTCTCTATAAGCGAAGATTGGCCACGGGAGAGGCCAGGCGGTGGAAATTCTCCAGGTCGGATTTTGCGATCTTAATAACGTTTGAACGTTAAACGTAAGAACGTTTAAACGTTTTTACAGTCGAAGATTAGCCACCGGCGAGGCCAGCCGGTGGAAATTCTCCAGGTCGGATTTTGCGATCTGGAGATATTTTTTTACCATCTCCATAGTGGCATGACCGAGAATCACCTGAAGCGAGTAGGGATCCCCGCCATTGCGGAGGTAGAGGATGGCGAAGGTATGGCGGAAGCGGTGAGGATGGACGTTGGCAACCCCGGCGCGACGTCCCAGGGAACGGAGCTGCTTGAGCAGGCGGTGGCGGTCGAGGGGGGTTTGATTCAGGGTAATGAAGAATGGCTCGTGGGTAGTCGGGGCAGGTCTGTTGAAATTATTCATCTGAGGATTTCCTTTACCAGACCTGCCCCTACATTTGTCGGTGCGGGAGGCGAGGTATTTCCACAACGCCTGTGCGGTGCGGGGGCTGAAGGGGACGAAGCGCTCGCTGTCGCCTTTGCCGCTGGCCACGTGGACGAAGCGGTTGTGGAGATCCACGTCGCGGACGGCGAGGGAGCAAAGCTCGTCGGCGCGCAGGCCGGTATCCAGCAGGAGCAGGATGATGGCGCGATTGCGGTCCTGGTTGGGCAATACGTTGGAGGCGATGGTCCCGTGGTTCGAATAGGTCTTACTGGAGGAGATGGCGTTGACGATGGCTCGCAGATCTGCGTCGGAGAATGGGTTGATAGTGCGGCGACCTGGATGGGGCGGATCGATCTGGCGGGGAAGGTTGGCGATGGCGTAGCCTTCTTCGACAGCCCAGCGCCAGAGGGAGGAGAGGCCGGTGTGGTAATTGAGCAGAGTTTTCTTGCTTACGGTCTGACTGGCCAGGAAGCGCTCGAGCTGGGACTTGGCGATCTGATCGAATGGTAGATCGTTCTCCAAGAAGGCAGCCAGCTTGCGAAAGGTATTGTGGTAATCGGCGATGGTGTGCGGCGATAGCTGGCGCGCCTGGGCGTTCAGGGTGTAGCCTTGGATTATCTGGGAAAGGGTAAACAT